GTATCTTTACGTAGCCACATTTTAAGGTTTGTGCCTAGCTTGGCTGGTGTCCAGGCTGCGTCTATTCTATTGTTTATACTTAGTCCTAGTCCTAGTTTCATTATTCGCCAGTTTTACCGTCATGCTCAGTATACCCTATAGCTACACCTGAAGTCAGTTGTACCTGTGTACATCTACCAAAAATGACCGTACCCGCCGGTATAGTAGTATGTAATGCACTTTCACCTGTTAAATTAGCCATAGTAATAGAGGCTATTACACTTTCAGTAACAAAATGTATTGCGTAAAAGTCTTTTGTAGTCTGGTTTGCTGTAGTAAATACTATACCGTCACCTTTACCTAATTGTTCACGTAGTAGTATATTGTTATTGTCTATTAAACTCATAATTTTTTGTTTTTAATAATCTGTATATAAATAATTTGTTGTCGTTTCTGAATGTTGTGTATATCTCACTTGTTCACTGCCTGATGTTTCTTGTATTAATACTTTACCTTCTTCTACTTTACCTTTTACTACACCATTAGTATCTGCTACAGATAGTGTTTCTGTTTCGCTATCTGGCGCTGTATCTGAACTAATATTTACGTCACCTATCCATGTCACTTCGTAAACTTCATACTTCCAAAATCCATAAGGTTTAAAGTTAATTTTAAATGTAAAAGGGTCTTCACTTGTATTATGTATGAACTCACATTTAACATATCTGTCATTATGTGTAGTTTTTCTTGCATAACAATACTTAACTGTTTTAGTCATATCGTTAGTAAACTTAAAAAGATATTGTACTTTAGATATTGCCTTAGCTGTATCTATTCTTTTTTCTTCTAAAGTTAAATATGCCGTTATTGTACTACCATAAACACCTGTTATCATACTATATAATATAAAAAAGTTCTTTTTATTTTCTATTTTTATAACTGACTTGGTGGTGGTGTTTGTTTTTTCTTTGTTTTTGTCTTAGTAAAGAAGTGTTCTACACCTAATAGTTCTACTTCGTTAGGTTTTACGTTATCTAAAATAATCATACGACCAGTCTTATTAACCGTAACACCTTTATATTCATCTTTTAGTTTGTACATAGTTTATTTTTTACAAAGTTAAAAAAAAGGGAGGCTATATGCCCCCCTTTATTTATATAAAACATTTACATTTAGTTTTGTACTATCTCATTAAATGTAAACGCGCCGTTGTCAAACGGTGTTGTAGTGTAATCTGCTACTAATTGCATAGGGTTTGGTTCTTGAGCTTCGAAAGTAAAATCATAACCGATCATATCACCTAGAGCAACACCCGTAACTGACTGACCTGCAGACAGTTCACACCCGTTATCTAAACCACAAGCTACGATAGTGTTTTTACCTGTGCTGTTTAACTGGTTAAGTTCAGCAAATACTACCATTCTTTGCTGTGCTAAAAGTTTAATTTCGTTTTGATCTTCTTTTGTTAAATTGTGAAGCTTGATATTTACAGAATGTGTGTAAAATACAGTACCATTTTCGCTAGATGCGTTAATAGTTTCTGTAACACTTCCCGTACCACGTTTTAAAATGTATTTATAAATATCGTCACCAGAACCTAAATCTAAATCAGTAACTTCACCACTTGCTGCTGTGAAAGACGTAAGTTCATCATGCTGTACAAGGTATATAGCTTTTACACCACCAATACCGTCTCTACATGTTATGTTACGTCCTTTTGTTAAATTACAAGCCATTGTTTTTAGGTTTTTAAGTTAATATTTATATTTACGATTGTTTCGTGAAGTCTGAAGGTACACCTACCTGAACACCTGCAGTGTATCTACAAACCATTCTTACTACGTCACTTCCTGTAATTTCAGACATATCTAAAACTTTTACTTCAGTTAAATCACTAGAAAGTGATGTGCCGAAAAATGCGTTAGATTTTTGACCTGCAAACATTACGTTATCAGCTACACCTGAACAAACTGCAATTTTGATACCTTCGAACTCAGGTGTGTACTCGCCCATGTGATTGAAAGGAAATGCAGATAAAGCAGAAATAGCAGAAATGTAAAATCTGTAAGTCTTCTTATTCATATATAGGTAAAGATCATCTTTACCATATACTGCCGCTGGTATGTCAGCTGCTAAAGTACCTAAGTTAGCGATAATGTTAGCCGCTGTATAAGCTGCAGAAGCAGAAGATGTAGTCATACCTGAAGCAGATAAAGCGTTAAATTGTCCTGACGTAGATGTGTTACCCTGCCAGATGTTAAATTCAATACTGTCTGCAATACTATCAGATAAATGTGTCATAGCATAAGCTACAAAGTCGTCTTGTTGATCGTAAGTCCAATCAGATAACATAGTCTTTTTACAAACGTCAATATTAATTTGAAACGGCTCTACTTCTAATACTTGTTCTGTTAATGTTAATGTTGCAGAATTTTCAGTAAAGTCACACGTTGCGTCTTTTACTAGGTTTGATCCTGCTACCTTGTTAATCACTTCTTTGTAATTAACATTTTCTCGTACTGTCATATACTCTAAACTATCTGCCGCTTTTAAAGCCGCATTTACGTAAAGTCCTGCATGTTTGCCAGCATACGAGCTACTCGTGATTGTTAATGCCATCGTTTTTAATTTTTTTAGTTAATTAATTATTTATTTTTATTTATGTTGTACCAGTATTTTTCTTGTCTAGTCATGTTTCTGTAGTCTACTGGTGTTAATTCTTTTGTTTTTTCGTCAGAAAACTTATTTACTGTAATAGGATCAGACGCTGGTTCTTTAGATAGTTCTTCTAATTGAGCTGATAATGTCTCCTTTTCTATTTCAAGGTTTTCGTTTACACCTTTAATTTCGTCAAGCTCACCAGAAAGTCTACTAATGTCGTTTCTTACTTCAGTTAATAGTTCTTTAATTACTGCACCTATTTCTTCAATAACTGCTTCTTTGTTAAATTCTACTTCTTCAGTAGTTTTAATCTTTTTAGGATGTCTTACTTCTTCAGTAACTTCTGAAGGTTCTACTACTTCTTCTAAAAGTTCTTCAGAGTATTCGTCTTCTTCTTTTCTAGCTTCTGTTTCGTCTTCTTCTTCTTCTACTTCTTCAGTTTCACCTATAGAAGCAATAATACCTTCGTCTACTACTTCGAAAGTTGTACCGTCTTCTACTTCGTATGAACCCGCTGGCAATGGCATAGTTGTACCATCTTCTGCAAGTATTGATATATCGCTACCTTCTGCTAAAACGTCTGCAGAAGAAACAATAATAGTACCGTCAATAAGTTTAGCTTGGTACTCTAACTTCACTTCTTCGTCTTTGTTAAGACCTAAAGCGTTTAAAATTTGTGTTTTTAGTTCCATTGTTATTAGTTTTTATAATATATAATATAATTGTTTAAGTTTTATTTTATTTTACCTTCTTTTACTAATTCTTTATAGGCTTTTCTTATGTCTTCGTCAGTGTATTGTTTACCCATGTTTTCTAATTTATCTACAAAGTAACCTTCTATTGAAAGTCCTTTAAGTTCACCTTCTTTTATTTTTTGCCAAAGTTCGTCATTTTCAATCTTCATTTTTACAAACCATGTACCGTCACTTAAATCGTAGCCGTATAATTTAGACTTGTCTTGATCACCTTCTTTAATCCATGATTCTACAGTTAAAACACCCGCTACTCTTTGTTGATGTTCGTATGTAGCTTTGTGGTGATTGTTATTTTTTAAGTAACTATAAGCTGCTTTTTTTACAGTGTCCTTACTAAAATATACGTAGTATTCTTGGTCTGTATTAGGGTCGTATCTATATATTTGTTTAAGTGGTATAAGCGCTGGTGATATAAGCTCACGTTTTTCTTCGTCTACTTTAGCAAATGTAAGATTGTTTTTTTCTTTACCGAAAAATATAAAATCTACTTCTATTGCTGGTGAACTTACTAATGAAATTGCATCTATTGCTAGTGCTTCGTTTTCTTCACTTATAACAAGTTCTGTTATTTTTGTTGGTTTCTTCTTCATATGATATAATATAAATAATTTATTTTCGTTTCATTTTTAAATAGTTGATCTTCTTCTAATGTTAGCTAACATATCTTGACTGTCAGAAAGTTCGTCAGTAACTACAAAGGCTTTTAACGGTTCTTGTTCTATACCACCACCTAATGTAAATGCACCTGACGCTGGCTGCATTGTGTCAGGTACAGAACCTGCACCAATATCGCTAGGCCCTGACGTACCACCACCTGCACCTAATATAGATTTAGCTTGATTTGCTGCACCTAATACCGCTGCTATTTGTGATGCATAAAATATAGGGAAAGCAAACGGTGTACTTTGTAACGCTCCTTCTTGCGCTACTCGTAAAGCTTGTATAAATCCTACACCCGTATTTGCTGCTATCTCTGCAAGCGCTGCCGCTTTACCTGCAACAGAATTTTGATCAAATAATTGTGCTATTTGTCCTAAGGCTGCTAACTGATGTGATGTTAGTGTGTCTCTTGCGGCTTTTCGTTCTTCTATTGCGTCAAGTTCATCTTGTTTTGTTTTTGCAATCATTTCTTGCTCTTCTAATTGTGCCTCATTCCATGCGTCATTTTGTGCTATAAAATTATCCCACCATGCGTCATTTATTTCGTCTTCAAGTTCTTGATTTAATAGTTTGTATTTGTCTTCAATTAGTTTCTTTTGTTCGTTAAAATTCAAAGCCCCTTTTAATTTAGCTATGTCGTTTTCTTTTTGTATTTCGAGTTCCTTACGTGCCCTGTCATTTTCGTCTTCTATTCTTAATAAAATTAGTTCTTGTTCTAATGCTAACGTATCTTCTTTGTCTTGTTTTCTTTGTTCTTTTCTTTTTTCTCGTGCTTTATCTTCTTCTTTTTGACGGTCTTTAATAGCATCTGTAGCTTTTTTTAGTGTATTTGTTATATTTTCTTGCGCTCTATTAAATAAAATACTATCTTTTTGAGCATCGACCGTTACTTTACCTAGTTCTATTATTTCGTCTTGTAAATCTTCAATAGCACCTGCATAACTTTGTGTTACGTCAATATTAACTATACCTGCATCTTTTAAGTTTTGCCAGTATTCATTAGCTTTTTCAGAACCGTAAAACGCTTCTATTTGATTATAAGCCTTTATCTGAGATTGTACATTTCCTTTTTCTTCTTTTAGCAATTCAATTAATGCCTTTTTATCTTCTATTTGTTCTTCTGCTTCACGTTTTCTTGTGTCTGCATGGTTTTCTTCGACCTCACCTATATCACGTAACATCTTTTCACGATCACGACCTAGTAATCTATTAGCTTCTTCAAGTTCACGACTAACAGCATTCATTCTTTTTTCGAACTCACTTAATCCTTTATTTGCCCCTTTACTACCTGTTAGTTTTGATACTAAGCTAGTAACACCTATTACTAATGCACCAATACCTGTAGTCATTACAGCTACTTTTAAACCCTTTAGACCTTTTATTGTTATGCCTAAACCTTTTGATAAAAACTTTTGTGCTGCGGTTGCTGCATAGGTTGCCACTGTATTAGCCTTTGTTGCTACTGTACTTGCTTTTTCTACAATTACTCTTTTTGCTGTATTAGCCATTAAAGCTGCCTCAGACATCATACGAATACCCATTGCAATAGCAATAGCCGACTGTACTTTAACTTGTATTTTTTCTAAATTTTCAGACTCAGCACCTAATAAACCCATAGCACCCTGAGCCGCCATAAATCCACCTGCAATACCTTCACCCATCTTCAGAAAACTTTCAGCTTTTTGGTGTGGCTCAAGTCCTTCGAAATTTTTCTCAAGTATCTTAATCTGTGAAGATGTGTCCTGTATTTCTTTAGACAGTTTCTCAAAACCTTCTGTACCTATTATTTCTACATCTTCTAAACGCTTTTGTAGCCTCTCTAAACGTGTACGTAAACCACCTAATGTATTTTGCGCTTGTTCGTCTCTAATGTTTAAATTTATGTCTATATTTTCTGTTGCCATATTATGTAATTTCTACGTTTGTTAATGTTTCGTGTAAATATGCTACTGCAGACCAGCTGTTATTTACGTTATTTCGATCTGAACACTGTATAGATACTGTACCCGCTGCTACGTCTACTACTGATGCACTACCATTTACACCGTCTTTACCAATTATTCTACTATTATAGGTTGTTATGTCTGTAGATAAGTTGTTTTTAACTCTAATGACACCTTTAATATGTCTATAGCTAAAATTACCTACAGTACCACTAGACCCGCCTGTCTCTAATCTTGTTACAAACACTTCAAAACCTATTATTGAATTTGCCTGTGTGTTTATATATTGGTTTGCTTGACCGTTTACTAATAAATCAGTAGCTGTATTATCTGTAGTATTTTGACTTAATTGTACTACTGAAAACTGCGGTACATTATCAGTATTACGACCACCATTTGCACCCCCACCTACTACAAACTCACCGTAACGTAAAGCACGACCAAAACCACCTAATACTGTAGCTTCGTTTAAACCGTTATTTAAGGTGTTATTTTTACCTACTACTAAACTATTTCTATTGTACCCTTTAGATTCGTTATCTACA